ATCGAGACGCGCGGCGCAGGCGCGATCGTCAACTCGGCGCGCGTCTCGATGGTGCTCAACGAGATGACCGCGAAGGACGCCGAGGATCTCGGGATCCGCGAGGACGAGCGGCCGCTCTATGGCGAGCTCACGCGCCCGAAAGCGAACATGGGGCCGCGCACCTTCGGCGGGGACTTCGTCAAGGTCGAGCTGGTCCCGTTCGGGAACGGAGACGACGAGAACGACGAGGACGTCGTCGCGGTCTCGGTCCCGTGGAAGCCGACGGCGGCGTCTCAGGGCGAGCGGTTCGGGGACATGGTGCTCGCGGTGCAGATCTTGCAGACCTTGCCTCCGCAGGAGCGCCGCACGAAGGGCGCGTCGAGGGCGGACTATCCGGTCGCCAAGGCGCTCGGGCTGGATCTGGGCTATGAGAAGGCGAAGGCGGATCTGACCAAGGAGGAGAGCGCGGCGCGCGGTCGCGTGACGGCGGTCCTCTCCCAGCTCGTCGGGATGGGCGCGCTCGAGGTGATCGACTTCAAAGATCCGGGTCCGGGCAAGAACCACGGCAAGGCTTACGAGGTCACCAAGGGCGGGCTCGCGCTGGTCGAAAATATGATCGAGGAGCGCGCCGAATGATGGCTCGGGAGGACAGAGGGAGGACAGAAAAATGTCCCCTCCCAGCGCGCCAAAACAGCGCGCCGAAAACCCCTAAAAATATGGGAGGAGAGGACAGGTTTCCCTATAGTATTCTCCTCTCCTCCCCTCCCTGTCCGTGGCCGGGTGGAACCCCGAGGGGAAACCCCGCTAGCGCGGGGGTTACCCCTACCGGGTTCTGGCCGATTTTCGGCCTCCTCTGCACTCCAACGAAAGGCTCAAACAGATGGCGCGGTATCTAGGAATTGACCCCGGGCTCGGGGGAGGGTTCGCCCTGATCGAGACCAAGGAGGGCGCGCCTCCCGCGTTCGTCGCCGGGCTCCGCACGCCGGTGATCCGGCACAAGGGCAAGGGGCTGGTCGACGCGCGAGAGCTGCTCGTCTGGTTGACCGACCTCGGCCGGATCGATCAGGCGGTGATCGAGCAGGTCGCAGCGCGTCCGGGGCAGGGGGTGACCTCGTCGTTCACCTTCGGCCGGGCCACCGGCGCGATCGAGACCCTAGCGCAGCTCATGGCCGAGACGGTCGTCTGGACGACGCCGTCGGTCTGGAAGAAAGACCTCGGGCTCGGCACCGAGAAGCGCGACAGCCTCGACCTATGCCGCCTCCGCTTCGGGGACGCCTTCACGTTCCGGGCGCTCTCCGACGACGGCGTGGCGGAGGCTGCGCTTTTAGCGTATCATGCGGCAGGCTACAGGTGAGAGAGAACCCCATGAGCGAAGGTAAACCGACACCAGAAAAGAAGCGTAAGTTCGGCGGACCGCAGCCCGGCTCCGGCCGTCCGGCGTTCGTGCCGACGCAGGAGGAGCGGGAGCTGGTGAAGAAGCTCTCCGGGCTCGGGCTCCCGCAGAACCAGATCCGGATGCTCGTGCGTGGCGGTATCGCGCTCGAGACGCTCCTCGAGCACTTCCGCTTCGAGCTCGACGAGGGCAAGGCTCAGACGGGCTGGGACATCGCGAACGCGCTCTACACCAAGGCGATGAAGGGCGACGTCGCGGCGATGATCTGGTGGACCAAGACGCAGATGCGGTGGTCCGAGACCCAGAAGCTCGAGGTCACCGGCGCGCAGGGCGGACCGATCCAGAGCGTCGACCTCTCGAAGGTCTCGACCGAAGCCCTCCTCGAACTGTCAAAGGCGATCTCAGATGCAGCTCCCGAAGATCACGACGGCCGATCGAGACTTAATTGAGGCCGAGCTATGCCGCCGATCGGTGCTCTACTTCGCCCGGACCTTCTGGCCGGTGCTCGAGCCCGGGCGATCGCTCGTCACCGGCTGGCCGATCGAGGCGATCGCAGAGCACCTCGAGGCCGTCACGCGGGGCGAGATCCGCAAGCTCCTGATAACGGTCCCGCCGGGATCCATGAAGTCGCTCCTGACGCGCGCCTTCTGGCCGACGTGGAGCTGGATCTCGAACCCGTCGCTCCGGTATATCGGCGCGTCCTACGCCGAGGCGCTCGCAGCGCGGGATAACCGGCGCGCCAAGATGATCGTCGAGAGCCCGCTCTACCAACGGCTCTTTCCGCGCGTCCGGCTCTCGGACGACCAAGCTCAGAAGGTCAATTTCGCGAACACCGAGACGGGCTCGATGATGGCGACCTCGGTCCGGGGCCGAGCCACCGGCGAACGCGGTGACGTCTTCGTGATCGATGACCCGCACAACGTGCTCGAGGCCGAGAGCGAGGCGATCCGAAGCGAGACGCTGCAATGGTTCCGCGAGGTCGTCCCGAGCCGCGTGAACGACCTCGATCGCAGCGCGTTCGTTTGCATCATGCAGCGCGTGCACCACGAGGACGTCGCAGCGGCGGCGATCGAGCAGGGCTACGACCACCTCCTGATCCCTATGCACTACGACAGCTCGAGGGCGCGCACGACCTCGATCGGCTGGTCGGATCCTCGCACGCAGGAGGGCGAGCTGATGTGGCCGCAACGCTTCTCCGCGCAGGCGGTGGCGGATCTGGTCCAGACGCTCGGACCCTACGCCTCCTCGGCCCAGCTCGAGCAGCGGCCGACGCCGCGCGAGGGCGGGCTGTTCAAGGTCGACAAGATCCAGACGATCGACGCCGTGCCGGACGAGGAGATCGTCTGGTGCAGAGCGTGGGACTTGGCCGCAACGGACGGCGCGGGCGCTTACACGGCGGGCGTGCTGGTCGGATGGCGCGTCGAGGCGCGCCGGGTCATCATCGCCGACGTGAAGCGCGCCCGGCTCGGGCCGGACGGCGTGCGGAAGCTGGTCGCCGACACCGCCGAGTTCGACGGGGACGACGTCCCGATCTCGCTCCCGCAGGATCCGGGGCAGGCTGGCAAGGCGCAGGCGCGGGACTTCACCGTCCGGCTTGCCGGGTATCGCGTGCGGATCGAGCCGCAGAGCGGATCCAAGGAGACCCGGGCCGAGCCGCTTGCGGCGCAGATCGAGGCGGGGAACGTCGACATCGTGACCGGTCCTTGGAACAGAGATTTCATCGAGGAGCTTCGACATTTCCCGAGAGGCGTGTATAAGGATCAGGCAGACGCTGCGAGCTCGGGCTTCAACGCCGTCGCTCCGAAGCGGCAGAGAAAGACCGGTCTTTTTGTGATCGGGGATCATGTGGGCAATAAAGCGAGGCCGGTCTGATGGCAAAAGCACCAACGAAGGCGACGGCGACCCGCGAGCTCGGCGCGGCGGGCAATTACGGGCGGGACGATCAGCTCCGGCCGGACGAGTTCCTCCCGAAGCTGCGCGGGCTCAACGCGACGCGGACCTTCCGGGAGATGAAGGACAACGATCCGATTATCGGCGCGATCCTCATGGCCTTCGAGATGCTCCTGCGCGCAGCGGAGTTCCGGATCGACGCAGCCAACGACAGCCCGGAGGCCGAGGAGGCCAAGGTCTTCGTCGAGCAATGCTTCAACGACATGGAAGGGACGGTCGACGACTTTCTCGCCGAGGTGCTGACGTTCCTCCCGTTCGGCTTTTCGGTCTTCGAGGTGGTCTACAAGACCAGATCCGGCCGCAACACCGACGACCCGGCGCGCTATTCGCAGTTCGATGATGGCCGCTACGGGATCCGCAAGCTCGCGCCGCGTGCCCAGTGGACGATCGACCGGTTCCTGACCGACGAGAACGGGACGATCACCGGCGTGCGGCAGAGCGCGCTCTCGCTCAAGCTCGGGTCGGTCGACATCCCGGCCTCGAAGATGCTGCACTTCCGCACCTCGACCGTGAACAACGACCCGAGCGGCCGGTCGATCCTCCGCAACGCCTTCACCTCCTACCACTACGCCTCGCATATCCAGATGGTCGAGGCGATCGCGGTCGAGCGCGAGATGAACGGGATCCCGGTCGGCAAGATCCCCTCGGAATACCTCGGGGAGAGCGCGAGCGCGGCACAGCAGGGCTTTACGAACGCCTTCAAGAAGATCCTGCGCGACGTCAAGTTCAACGATCAGGGCTTCATCCTGATCCCCTCGGATGTCTACGAGAACGACGACGGCACCAAGACCTCGATCCCAATGGTCGAGTTCGACCTCGTGACCGCCAAGGGGACGCGCGCGATCCCGACGGGCGAGGTGATCCTGCGGCACCAGCAGAACATCGCGCGCTCGGTGCTGGCCGACTTCCTGATGCTTGGCAGCGGCGATAAGGGCTCGTTCGCGCTCTCGCGCAGCAAAACCGACCTATTCTTGACCGCCGCCGGGGGCTTCACCGAGGCGATCGCGTCGGTCCTCAACCGGCAGCTCATGCCTCGGCTCTGGGAGATCAACGGCTTCGACCCGGAGCTGATGCCGACGGTCGCCTTCGGGGAGATCGCGCCGGTGGATCTGGCCGAGCTGGGCGCGTTCGTCCGCGACATCGCAGGCGCTGGGATGCCGATCTTCCCGGACGACGACACCGAGAACACGCTTCGGCGCGCCGCAGGGTTCCCAGAAAAGAGCGTCGACCCGGATCTTCTGGGCGCGCAGGTTCAACCGATCGACGAGGGGGTCGCCGAATGAAATTTCAAGTCTATCCCAAAGGGATCTGGATCGAGGTCGCGGACTTCAACGTCCAAGCGATCGAGACCTCGATGTCGGGCGAGACGATGATCGTGCACGCGCCGGGCTTGCAGTTCCCGGTCCTGAACGGCGTCGAGTTCATCGAGAGCGACGCCTTCGCGCGCGACTTCGTCGAGATGAGCGCGCAGCGGTGGATCCGCGCCTCGGCCGTGCGGTCGATCCAGCGCGTCGGAGACGACTATGTCCGGGTCACGCTCGACGGCGTGCGGCAGTTCTTTGATCTGTTCCCGGGCGACGCCTCGCTCAAGCAGGTTTACAAGGAGTTCCAGAACAAGCTCCCCGGCGCGCCTTCGTTCCTCTCGCTCGAGGTCGCCGCATGAACGCCGTGATCCGCAAGATGACCGCCTCGGATGCGGTGGCCGTCTTCTTGCGGGCTGCGGAGGGCATGGACCCGAAGATCGCGCGCGACTTCATCGCGGCGATCGAGGCGATCCGCAACCGGGTGACGGCCGAGAAGATCGCGGCGCTGATCGAGCGGCGCGACTTCGTCTCGCTCGAGAACGCCTTCTCCTCGCACTTCACCTCGAGCGAATGGAAACCCTACGGCGCGGCGATCGAGCAGGCCGTCCTCGCAGGTGTAAAGGCTACGAGCGACACGCAAGGCGTCGTAAACGGCGCACAAGAGGACTTCCAGATCGCGGTCGGGCTCAACCCGCGCCTCGAGCAGTTCGCGATCACGCTCACCTCGACCCGGATCCGAGAGATCGACCAGACGACGCGGGACACGATCCGGCAGGTCTTGCAGCGCGGGCTCACGGCCGGGGACGACCCGTTCGCGATCGCGCGGCAGATCCGGGGCTCGATCGGGCTCACGCGCAGGCAAGAGGCGGCGGTCTCGAACTACGAGCGGATGCTGCGCGCCCTCGATCCCGAGGCGCTCGATCGCAAGCTGCGCGACCGGCGCGGCGACAGCACCGTCGAGCGCGCGATCCGCAACGACAAGGCGCTAACCGAGGCGCAGATCCGGTCTCTGGTCGATCGGTATCGTGATCGATACGTCAAGTATCGGGCGAACGTCATCGCCCGGACCGAGAGCATCCGCGCCGTGCAAGGGGCCCAGTGGGAGCTCTTTCAGGACATGATAAACAAGGGCCAGATCGACGCTCGGCAGGTCCGCCGGACGTGGATCCACACCGGCGACGCGCACGTCCGCAACGCGCACTTGCAGATCCCGGGCATGAACGAGCGCGGCGTCGGGCAGAACGAGACCTTCGCGAGCCCTCTCGGGCCGATCCTCTATCCCGGCGACCCGAGCGCGCTCGCCGCGAACACGATCCAATGCCGGTGCGCGGTCTTCGCGCGCATCATCGATCGCGGCCTGCTCCCGTCTACCTCCCCGGGACAGGTCGCGCCGCCTCCGCCGCCCCCTCCGGTCGCTGCTCGCCCTCTCCCGGCGATGACCGACGAGGAGCGGCGGCGGAGGGTCTGGGCCAACAAGAGCACAGACGAGCAGCTCAACGTCGCGCCAGCCTTCTTGGACGCAGATCTCGATCGGCTCGCGATCGTCGAGAAGGTCGGCGCGCTGGGCGGCGTCCGTTTCTTGAACCCCGGGGAGGAAAAATATGGCGGCGCGTGGTATTCGGACGATTGGAGCGACCTCCTAAAGCGACCGACGAGCCAAATCGTGATGACAGAGCGCAACACGTCGAGCTCGGGCTACCGATCGATCATGCGGCACGAATACGGGCACCATATTGACTACGTCATGGAGCGCGAGCTGGCAAAGCGCAGCGGGATGACGATCAATTCGACGAAGGAGAGGGCCGGGGTCTCGCGCCTTGCCTATAAAGAGATCGCGAAAGACGCCGAGGAGATCTTCGCCAAGAACACTCGGATCAACCCCTATTCCGAGTTCAGAGGTGCGGTCTCCGCACCAACGAACACGGCTTTCCGAGAGGCGGCAGACGACGCCAGAGAAGACGCATGGCGCGCGTTGACCCGGATCCGCAGAGAAGCGATCAAAGCAGGGCAGGACGTCGACGAGGCGCAGGCGGTCTACATCGACCAGCTCCTCGCAGATCGCAAGCTCGGCACCCGCGCGGAGTTCGAGGCCGTCTTCCCGAACACCAAGATCGGGGACACGAAGCAGAACGCCGAGCAGATCGTCGGGCTTATCGCGTCCTATGACGTCAAGGACCACGTCTACCTGATGGACAGCGCGGACTTCAGCAGACCAGCGGGAGGGCCGCTCGCCGGTCTATCTGACAGCCTCGGGGCGGCGACCGGATCTCGGGTCGTTTACTTCTACGCGCACAGCCAAACCCAATATTATGACGCCAAGCTCTATTGGGACAAACAGAAGACGCTCGGGAACGATCTGCTTCGCCTCGCCGCGAAAAGCATCACCAAGGAGATCCCAGAATATGTCGGGAAGTCGCCGGTCGCACTTCAAATCCTAGACTACGGCACCGGCACGCCGAAGCAGATCTTCGCAAACTGGTTCGAGGCGTGGACAAGCGGGAACCGGACGCAGCTCGCGATCTTCGAGCAGTTTTTCTCGAGCACGACCAAGGCGTTCGAGAAACTGGTGAACGAGGTGCTAAAATGACGAGAGAACAGCGATTTAACGAGGCCGCGCTCGCATACGGCAGAAAGTTTGGAACGCTGTTCGATTGCCGGATGGTCTCCCCGCAGCTTTACGCGCGGCTACCGGAAGCAATGGAAGACGCGGTCTTGCGCGGACAGCCGCTCGATGTCCCGAGCATGTCGGTGGAAGAACTAACGGTCGGAGACATCACGATATGACGACAGTCGGTTACACCAAGACGATCAAGCCGGTCCGGGATTGGAACGAGCGGATCTTCCGGCTCCTGTTCGATCAGCAGCTCGAGATCACGCGCGGGCGCGTCGACGGGGCTTATCCGGTCGTCATCGACGGCTATCTGGTGACCGCAGGCGCGGCGACTGACGTCCTCGTGCTCGATGGCTCGACGATCAAGGATCCATCCGTCGCACCGGCGGCGGGCTTGCAGATGTCGATCGTCTCGACCAGCGCGCAGGACGGACCGGGCGAAACAGGCGTCCGCACGATCCGCATGAACTATCTCGACGCGGATCTCATGCCGCAAGAGGAGGTCATCACGCTCAACGGGACGACGCCGGTCCTGACCGTCGCGACCAATATCCGGTGGGTCGGCGAGATCCACCTCCTGACCTACGGGTCCGGGAAGGCGTTCGCCGGGGATCTGACCGTGACGAACGCGGGGACGCGATACAAGTTCATCTCGGCCGGATCCCGGACGACGCGCAGCTCCGCCTATCGCGTCCCGGCGGGCAAGCGGCTGATCGTTCACACGCTCTACGCCGGGGCGACCTCGGGCACCTCGGCCGCGCGGGTCACGATCGACTTCGTCTCCTCGCGCGTCAACACCGACAGCTTCGCCGACGCTGGGCTTCTCATCACGCAGGGGACGATCGCGCTGCAAGACAGCTCGGTGATCCTCGCCGACGGCGCGCTCTACGCGATCCCAGCGGGCGAGATCATCGCTCTGCGCGCCACGACCGACAAGGGCGCGACGATCACCGGCGGGCTTTACGGGTGGCTCGAAGATGCAGATTGATCGCGCTCTAAATCTGGGAGGAGAGGACAGACTTCCCTATAGTATTATCCTCTCCTCCCCTCCCTGCGGATCTCCGGGTGGAACCCCAAGGGGAGCCCTGCTATCGCAGGGTCACCCCTCGGAGGTTCTGGCCGTTTTTGAGCCCTCCTCGTTTTTCTGTCCTCCCGCGTCCACCATGAGAAGGATCTGACATGCCATACGCGACAAATGACGATCTTCCGGGCGCGGTGAAGCGCGTCCTCCCCTCAGACAAGGCGCGCTCGATCTGGCGGCGCGTCTTCAACGAGAGCATGGACAGCGGCTATCAAGAGGGCCGGGCGTTCGGCGCGGCCTATGCTGCGATCGAGAGCGCGGGCTACAAGAAGGGCGAGGACGGGGTCTACATCGAGAAGGCGGACGAGGATCTCGAGAAGGTCTCGGCGGACACGCTGCGCGCCAAGGTCGAGGAGCATAACGCCGAGCACGGGGACAAGGGCCGCGTCACGGTCGGGATGCTCCGCCAAGTCTACGATCGGGGCGTCGGCGCGTATCGCACGAACCCGCAGAGCGTGCGGCCGAACGTGACCTCGCCCGAGCAGTGGGCGATGGCGCGGGTCAACAATTTCCTGCGCGCGATCCGCGACGGCAAGTTCAAGTCGGGCAAGCACGACACCGATCTCCTCCCGGAGAAGCACCCCATGTCGACCAAGAGCCTCGAGAAGGCGGAATATGAGGGCCGAGACGTCGAGCTCGACAAGCCCTTCCGGCTCCCGCGCGGCGCGACCAAGAAGTTCGGGGTCTACGTCAAGGACGGCGACCGGGTCAAAAAGGTGACGTTCGGGGATCCGAACATGGAGATCCGCCGAGACGACCCCGAAGCCCGCGCCAATTTCCGCGCGCGGCACTCATGCGACAGCGCGACCGACAAGACCTCGGCGCGCTACTGGTCTTGCAAGATGTGGGAAAGCGGAACCTCAGTATCGGAGATGACGAAGATGGAAAACATCGGCAAGCGGCAGATCTCGGACGACGTCTTCACGACACCGATCGAGGCCGTGCAGCGCGCGCACCAGCTCGGTCTCGGGCTCGTCGCGCATATGACCGAAGGGCCGGACGGGCAGGCGTTCTACATGCCGGGCGCGACCCACGAGGCTTACCTCGAGATGGTCGGCGAGGCCGGGCTCATCATGCCGGAGAGCCTCGACCCGGAGCAGGCCGAGATCGAAGATCCAACCGAGGATCTGATCGAGACCGTGATCGAGGCCGCGATCGGCGCGATCCTCGAGGCGCGGGTCGAGAAGCGCGCAGCCAAGATCCTGAAGATGGACGACGAAGCGCGGATCGTCTGGGGCTGGGCTTCGGTCGTATCGATCGACGGCAAGCCAATGGTCGACCGGCAAGGCGACATCATCTCGCCCGAGGTCATGACGAAGGCCGCAGACAATTTCATGGCCGACGTCCGGACCGCAAAAGCGATGCACGAAGGAGGCAAGATCGGGGAGGTGATCCACTCTTTCCCGCTCACAAAGGCCCTCGGAGAGGCTCTCGGCATACATTCTGCACTCGAAGGATGGGTCGTGGCTATGAAAGTGCACGATGATGATGTATGGAATAGGGTTAAGAGCGGAGAGCTCGCAGCCTTTAGCATCGGGGGCATGGGGAAAAGAAATGCCGTTTAACGTCACGGACCTCGAACTGATCGAGCTCTCGCTCGTCGACGAGCCCGCCAACCCCGCAGCGCGCGTCGTCATGTTTAAGCGCGACAGCGCGCCGGACGAGATGAAAATCAAAGAATTGATCGAGGGGGGGATGTCCGAGGACGAAGCCCGCGAGCAAGTTGCGCGTATGAGGCGCAACAAGGGGGCCGGACCGACCGGCGATCTGGACAAAGGAGACAACTCGATGTCCGATCAAGAGAAGCGCCTCGAGGATCTCGAGGCCGCGAACAAGCGTCTCTCGGCTTCCGTCGATGCGCTTGCCAAGTCGCTTGAAGGCGAAGGCTTCGTCGTGCAGATCGCCGACGACGCCGTGACCGTCGAAAAGCGCAAGCCCGAAGACTACATCGAGGTCGGCGGCGAGATGGTCCTCAAGAGCGTGCTCCCTGCGAGCGTTCTCTCGGTGATCGCCAAGCAGGCCGACGAGCTGGCCGAGGTCAACAAGCGCCTCGCCGCCGAGGAGCTGACGAAGCGCGTAAGCGCCGAGATCCCGCACCTCGCAGGCGACGCAGCGACCAAGGGCGCGGTCCTCAAGGCGATCGACGCGATCGCGGACGAGGCCGTTCGCAAGGCTGCTCATGCCATGCTGAAAGGCGCGAACTCCGTCGCCTCGAAGCTGACCCGCGAGTTCGGCACCGTCGCTCCGCAAGAGACCGACACCATGACCGAGCTCAACAAGATGGCAGAAGACTACGCCGCCGAAAAGAAGGTCACGTTCGCCAAGGCTTTTGCCGAGGTGACCAAGACCGGACGCGGCGCGGAGCTCTTTGCCAAGCGCAACGTGCAGTAAGGAGGCCCACAGATGGCAACTCAAGACAACATGCTCTGCGTCACTCTGGAGGCCGGTGCGGACCTCTCGACGAAGCAGTTCTATTTCATGTCCGTCGCGTCGGATGGTCAGATCGACCCCACCGGTGACGGGCTCGATGCGGATGGCGTCCTGCAAGACGCTCCCGCAGCCGCCGGGCGCGCCGCGCTCGTGGCGATCGCTGGCAAGGTCAAGGTCGTTTGCGGTGGCGTCGTCACCCGTGGCGGTCCCGTGGCTTCTGACAGCGCGGGCAAGGCCGTGAACGCCGCATCCGGGGACATCATCCTCGGCGTGGCTCTTGAAACCGGCGCGGACGGGCGGATCATCGAGATCCTGTTCCAGCCGCGCGGCGCAGCAGCATAAGGCAGGGGATTTAGATCATGACGCAACCCACCGTCGGCTCGTTCCATATTGACGCAGCCCTTACCAACATCTCCGTGGCGATGCTGCAAAACCCGCAAGGCTTCATCGCCTCGCGCGTTTTCCAGAACGTCCCGGTTCAGAAGCAGTCGGACAAATACTTCACGTTCGACCGCTCCTATTTCAACCGCAACGGCGCTAAGAAGCGCGCAGCCGGTGCTCGCGTCGCCGAGGTGGGCTATGCCCTCTCGAACGACAGCTACTTCTGCGAAGAATACGGCGTCGCGATCCCGATCCCCGATCAGGTCCGCGCCAACGCAGATCCGGCCGCGGATCCTTCGCGCGCAGCCGCCGAGCTGGCGACGCACCAGATGCTGATCAACAAGGAAGTCGACTTCTCGTCGTCGTTCTTCACGACCTCGCTCTGGGGCACCGACATCACCGGCGTCGCTTCCTCTCCGTCGTCCGGGCAGGTCATCAAGTGGTCTGACACCACCTCGGGCGACCCGATCGGCAACGTTCGCACCGGGATCGACACGATCCTCGGCTCGACCGGCATCAAGCCGAACGTGATGGTCATGGGCCGTCAAGTTTACTCGGCACTGATCGATCACCCGGACGTGCAGGGCCGCATCAACGGCGGCGCGACCACCTCCCAGCCCTCGATCGCTTCCTTGAACCTGCTCGCGCAGATCTTCGAGGTCGACGAGGTCATGGTCGGCGAAGCAATCCAGAACACCGCAGCCGAGGGCGACACCGCCGCTCACTCGTTCATTCTGGGCAAGAAGTGCCTCCTGACCTATCGTCCGCCGAGCCCGGGCATCATGACCCCGGCCGCAGGCTATACCTTCTCGTGGGCCGGTTACCTCGGCGGCACGAACGAGTATGGCTTCGTCGTCGACACCAAGCGTCGCGACGAGGAAGACACTGACGTCGTCCGCGCTCGCGCGCACTACGACCACAAGCTCGTCTCCTCGGCTCTCGGCTACTTCTGGGACGCGATCGTCGCATGATGAAAGTCGAGCAGAGATCTTTCCAGAAGTCGGACCCGCTCTTTGCGTTCCGTTCGTTCGTGGCTCACGGACGGCGGTTTAACAGAGGCGCGGCGTTCGATTGGCAAGCCCTCGGGATTGCCGCAGAGAAGGTCGAGCTCCTATTCCGGGCGGGTAAGGTCCGCCATTACGCGCCCGGAAACCCCGCAATCGACCTCACAGACGAAGGCCTCGGCGAAAAGCTCGCCGAGGACGTTCCTGATCCCGCACCGGCCAAGAAGGCTCGAGCGAAAAAGGTGGCAGAATGACGTGGACCTACGGGGGAGCGCCCGGCACAACGACCTCGGCGACGCGGCGCGACGCCGTGCGCCTCCTCGTAGGTGACACCGACACCACCGATCAGCAGGTCACCGACGAGGAGATCGCCTTCGCGCTCTCGCAGACGTCGGATGACATCTACAACGCGGGCGCGCTCATGTGCCGGACGATCGCCGGGAAATACTCCCGGCTCGTCGACACCAGCATCGAGAGCGTCTCCTCCTCCTATTCCCAGCGCGCCAAGCAATACTCGGAGCTCGCCGTTCGTCTCGTCAAAGAGGGCAAGCGGCTGGGATCCGTCGGTCTCGGCGTGCCGGTCGCGGGCGGGATGTCGATCTCGGAGATGCAAGGCGTCGAAGACGACACCGATCGCGTCCCGTCGGCCTTCCGCGTCGACCAGTTCTCGAACCCGCCGCGCTTCGATCCCATGCAGGACGAGGACTGATCGAGATGGCAACCGGCGCGCAGATGCAACGAGACGTCGTCGCGCTTCTCAGGGAGCACGGCTACGACCTCACGTTCCGGCGTCCGGGCAACGGCGGATCTTACAATCCAGCGACCGGCGCGATCTCGGGCGGCTCGAACGCCGACGAGACGGCGCGCGTCGTCTTTCTCAATTACACCTCTCGCGACATCGACGGGACGCTCGTCCAGCGCGGAGACCGCAAGGCGGTGATCGCCGCGACCTATAACGGGACCGCGCTCTCGAAGACGCCGCAGATCGACGACGAGCTGCGCGGAGAGGGCGACGCGGTGCGGATCCTCTCGGTCCAGACGATCAAGAGCGGCGCGACGATCCTCGCCTATATCTGCCAAGCGAGGGAATGATGGCGAACGGGCAGATCCTCCGGCAGATCACGGTCGACCTCGACAAGCTCGCCGAGAAGGCAGGCGTCACGGTCGCGCAGGCGCGCAACGAATTTGCAAACCGGCTCTCGCTTGAGGTCGTGCGGGGCACGCCGGTGAAGACCGGGAGGCTCAGAGCGTCGTGGTTTCTCTCCCCGACGCTTACCGGGTCTCCCGGCGCTTCTCCCGGCGAGGCGACAGCAGGCGCGCCCGGCGCGACGCTCGCGCGCCTCTCTGGGCAAGCCGGATCTCTCGCAAACCTCGACGGCTCGATCTACCTCCTCAACGGCGCGAACTATGCGATCTTCGTCGAGGCGAAGACCCAGTTCCTCCGCAAGGTGCTGGCGCGGTCCTCGGCGATCGCCGCCGACGTCGTGACCGAGATCCGCAACATCAAGGCGACGGGGATCCCATGACCGTTATGCAAGACATCCGCGCGGCGCTCGAACAGCAGATCGCGAACGTCTCGGGGATCCCGTCCTCGGGCAATCGCGCTTGGGAGAACGTCCGCTTCACGCCGACGACCAACACCGCATGGGTCCGGATGGCGCTCGTCCCGGTGACGAGCCGGCCGGCCGTTCGCGGGCCGAGCCCGCAGATCCGGCACGACGGGAGCTTCCTCGTGACCGCGCACCTCCCCGAGGGCGCAGGACCGGCGGCAGCGGATGCTCTGGCCGACGCGATCCGCGCGGCGTTCACGGTCGACACCGGTCTAACCTCGGGCGGCGTGACCGTCCGCTTCAACTATGCCGAACGCGGGGTCGCGGTGCTCGATACGCCGTGGTATATCGTCACCGTCTCGATCTCGTGGTATACCTACACCAGCTCATAATAGGAGGGCTCAGAAATGGCTTTTGCACAGGGTTCCAGAACGCAGCTCGCCTATGTGGTCGAGAGCACTTACGGCACGACACCGGGCACCCCGGCAATGGTCGCGCTTCCGTTCAACACCCACTCGCTTGATCTAACCAAGACGCGCGTTCAGTCGGCGGAGATCACCCCCGACCGTATGCCTCGGATCGACCGGCACGGGCAGCGCACCGTCTCGGGCGACATCGTCGTCGAGATGCGTCCGGCGGACTATGATTTCCTTCTCGAGGCTGCGCTGTTCGGCGCGTTTTCGACCAACGTCCTAAACACCGGCACGACCGTGAAGTCGTTCACCGCCGAAGACGGCGCGCTCGACATCACACAGTATCGCGCGTTCAGTGGCTGCATGGTCAACACGATGCAGATGTCGATCGCACCGAACCAGATGACGACCGCGACCTTCGGGATCATCGGCAAGAACATGACCCAGAGCACGAGCCCGCTCGACGCGAGCTTGACCGCCGCCTCGGGCAACGAGCCTTTCGACAGCTTTTCCGGCGCGATCGAAGAAGGCGGGAGCGCGATCGCCTATGTGAACGCGATCGATTTCACGCTCAACAACAACCTGAACCCGTCCTTCGTTCTGGGCGCGACGACCACTCCTCAGATGGAGTTCGGGATGTCGACGCTCGAGGGCACGATGACCGTCTACTATCAGGACAAGGCGCTGATCGATAAGTTCCTCGGGGAGACCGAGAGCTCGCTCTCGATCGTGCTGGACGACCGCGTCGCCGGGCTGAACTACACGCTCCTCATGCCTCGGATCAAGATCAACGGCGCGGCCGTTCCGGTGGCAAACCCGCAATCCCGGCTTATCACGATCCCGTTCGTCGCCTTGCGCGACAGCTCGACCGGGACGCAGCTCCGGATCACCCGCACGACCTCCTAATAGGGCATCGCATGGACCTCTACGACCTCACCTTCCGCGACACCTACACCTATCAGATCCTGCACCCGATCACCAAGGAACCCGTCCCGCACGCGGACGGGTCTCCTCAGTGGATCGAGCTCTATGGATCCGACACCCGGCAATATCGCAACGCTCTGGCCGAGGTCGCTCGGCTCGACATCGCCGACCCGACCGAGAAGCTGATCGCGTTCCTCGGCCGGATCACGGCGCGCTGGCATATCGAAGTCGGAGGCGCGACACCGAAAATCGAGGACGCGCCCGAGATCTTCGGCAAGCTCCCGTCGTGGCTGCGCGATGACGTCTTCGCAGCGGCGTCGGACCGCGCCAATTTTTTCGGCGCAGCCTCGGGGAGCTGATCGCGCACGCCGGGGCGGTTTTTCTGCTCGCGCAGAAGGACAAGGACGGGATCACGCTGCGCGAGCATTACGAGCAGGCCGAGAAGGCGACGGGAGTTCGACCACCAGAGCTCGACGTCCCGCCCTTGCCGGAGACGCTGACCGAGTTTTGGGGCGTTTTTCTGCGCTTGCACCGGGCTCGACAGGCGGACGCGCCGATAGCCTTTTCCGAGGTCTTGGCGTATAGTTCGCTCACGGGGCGGGTCTTCACGCCGCTCGAGGTCGACGCGATCTCCGAACTGGACGCTCTATGGCACCAAGAGAGGGCTAAGAAGTGGCAGACATAGTTTCACTCGGCGTCGAGGTAAACACTAAGGGGGCAGAGCGCGCCCGGGACAGCCTCGGGCGGTTCGTGAAGGCCACGAAGGACGCGGCAACGGCGGCAGACCAGCTCGAGGATCAGCTCAACAAAACATCCGGAGCGCAAGACAAGCTCGCGGGCAAAGCCTCTCCGCTTGCAGGGGCGATGGGGCGCGTAGGATCGGCGTTCAAGAACAACTCGTCGGCGATCCAGAACGCGAGCTTCCAGCTTCAAGACATCATCGTGCAGATGGAGATGGGCGTCCCCGTGACGCGCACGCTCGGACAGCAGCTCCCGCAGCTCCTCGGAGGATTTGGCGGGCTTGGAGCTATCGTCGGCGTCGCGGCTGGCGCGTTCATCTCGTTCTTGCCAATGCTTATGAGCACGACGGCGGACGCGAAGACGCTGCAAGAAACGCTCGACGACCTCTCCGACACGATCGGCTCGATGCGAGACCTATCGCAGGAGATGGCGAGCCTCGAGGGGCTGGCCGAAAAATACGGGATGATCGACGCGGAGCTGGTGAAGCTCCTCGGGCATATGCGGGATCAGCAGGCGCTCGCCGCGCAGAACCAAGCGGCCGACGCCGTCAAAGCGATCGCGGACGAATACCGGATCGCAAGCTCTGCGGTGAACATCTTCAAGATCACCGGCACCGGCGCGGCGGCGGAGCTCGCCGACGAGCTCGGGCTCACGAAGAACGCTTTCCTCGCGCTGCAAGCCGGGATCCGCGAGGCGGAGGCGGCGACGACGCTCGAGGATCAGGCGACAGCGGTCGCCAAGATCGCCGACGTGCTATCCCGCGCCACCGGCGCGAACGAGGATCTCGTCGCGTCCGCGATCGAGACCGCGCTCAAGCTGCGCGAGGCTGCAAAGGCCGGGCAGGATCTCGACAACGTCGACCTCGAGGGCGCGCTGGGCGGCGCAGCTAATCAGGCGGCGCGGATCGCGGACGAGCTCGGACGAGCTGCGGGCAACGCTCTTTCTGCGGCCGCGAACGCCTCCGCCGCGCTTCAAGACGCGCAGATCCGGCGGCAGTTCGCCGGAGATCCGGTCGGGCAGGCGGGAGCGCTCGCGGCCGCGCAGTTCCAGAGATCCGCCGGGGCGATGCGAGGCTCGCAGGACGCGATCCTGCGCGGGCAGTTCACCAGTATGCAGGGGCAGATCGTCGCCGACGCAGAGGCCACGGCGCGGCTCAACGCAGAGACGGCCAAGCTCAACGAGACAATGAAGGGCGGCGCGAAGGCGATCAGCGACGTCGAGAAGGAAGCAGCGCGCCTCTACGAGAGCACCCGCACCGAGGCGGAACGCTACGCCGCAGAGCTCGAGAAGGTCGAGGCGCTGTTCGCGGTCGGCGCGATCAACGGCGAAGTCTACAGCCGCGCGCTTGAGGATCTGAACGCTAAGTTCGACCCGTTCACGAAGCTCGTGGAGGGCGTCGCGAGCAGCATCGAGACCGAGCTCAACAGCGCCTTCGCGTCCGTCCTCAAGGGCACGGCCGATCTCGGGGACGCGCTCCTCTCGTTCGCCTCGAACGTCCTTGCCAAGGTCGCGCAGGATCTGTTCGCGCAGCAATTCGCGGGGCCGATCGCGGAGGGCATCAAGGGGATCTTCTCGGCCAACGGCAACGTCTTCGACGCCGGAGGCGTCACAGCCTTCGCCAAGGGCGGCGTCGTCGGCGGGCCGACGGTCTTCCCGTTCGCCAACGGGATCGGGCTCATGGGCGAGGCAGGGCCGGAGGCGATCATGCCGCTCTCGCGCGGCGCAGACGGCAAGCTGGGCGTCATCGCAAGCGGAGGCGGCGCGCCGAGCATCACGATCAACAATTACAGCGGACAAGAGGCCACCGCCTCAAGCGACGGGGCAGGAAATGTCGTGGTCGAGATCGGCCGCGCGATCGCGCAAGACATCACGTCCGGCGGGCCGACCTATCGCGCGATCCGGACGACTTTCGGGCTCTCAAACCGCTTGCAGCAGAGGGGTTAAAAGATGGCGATCTGGCCGGGAACGCTTCCGCAATACTTCGAGGTCGGCGTGCAGGACACGCGGCAGCAGGGCTTTATCCGCTCACAAACCGACACCGGGCCCTATAAGCAGCGCAAGCGGTTCACCGCGACGGCGCGGTTCCTCTCCGGGACGATGCTGTTCACCGGCACCGAGCGCGCGACGTTCGAGACCTTTTACAAGACGACGATCTCCGAAGGGACGGACGAGTTCGACTTCATCGATCCGGCCGACTTCTCGACCGTCTCTGTCCGCTTCGTGCAGCCGCCGACGCTCTCCGCCGTCTCGGGGGGCGACACCGCAGGGACGGCGCAATGGCGGATCGACCTCGCGCTCGAGGTGCTTCCCTAATGCCGCGCACGCTTCCGACAACGGTCATAACAGCGGTCAATTCGCAGACGACGAGCCGCGCGTTTCTCGTGCTCCTAGACGTCTATCACAGCGATATCGGGACGTTCCGCTTCGTGAACAACACCGAGAACGTCACCTCCGACGGGGACACCTACACCGCATATCCCTTCTCGATCACGATCCCGCCAGACGACCCGGATCTGCAGATCAGGGCGCGTCTCCGCATCTCGCACGTCACGAGCGAGCTCAATGTGCTGCGAACGGTCGCCGGGCAGCGCGAGCGCGCGACAGTCGCGATCAAGGTGATCGACGCAGCCGACCCGGACACCATCTTGCAGTCTATCTCCGGGCTGGTGATGGCCTCGGTCGCCTATAACGCGGACGTGATGGACATCGATCTGACGATCGACAACTTTCTGACGGAGCCCTTCCCAAGTGCAACCTTCTCGCCCGCTACTTTCCCCGGCATCTTCTAACTGGTGGAACGACTATGTCGGCCTCCCGTTCGAATGGAACGGCTCGACGCGCGACGGCGTGTCGTGCTGGGGGCTCGTTTGCATGGTCTACAGCGAGGTCTTCGGGATCCGGCTCCCGCGCTTCAATGAGCTCGAGGAGCAGATCGAGGGCGGTGCAGAGACCGTCGCGGACTTCGCATCGACCGGGCGCGAGATCCCGCTCGAGCAGGCGCGCTCCGGGGACGTGCTGCATATGTGGGGGGTTCACCGAGGCAAGCGGCGTCCGACCCATTGCGGGATCGTGACCGAGCCGGGTTTCGTTCTTCATGCAGAAGCAGTCGTCGGCTCGTGTATTTCGCGCTATAAGGGGGACAACCGTTTCTTGCAGCGCGTGATCGGAGCTTATCGCCTTGAATGATCTCACCCCATACAGAGAGAGCGCGCTCACCGAATATATCGAGGTGACGCTGGTCATGAACCCGCTCGCGCAGGGCGACCGGCTCGTCGTGCGCGTCTCGCCTTCCGGCACGCTCGCGGAGCTGATCGAGGCGCTTGTCCCGAACGAGCTCGATCGGGATCATATCAGCGCCTTTCTTGGCGGGGATTATATCGAGCCGCAGCTCTGGTCGAAGATCCGGCCGAAGTCGGGCTCGTCGGTTTTCTTGCGGCTCGTTCCGCAAGACCCTGTCACGATCATCTCGATCCTCGCGTCCGCCGCAGCTCCGACAATCGCGGGAGCGGTCTTGGGAGCCGGCGCGTCGGCCTTCGCTTTGGCGGTCGCTGGGGCCGCGATCTCGATCGCGATCACCTACGCCGCATCAGCTCTATTCGGGCCGCGCCAAAGCCAAAACCGCGCCGAGAGCCCGACCTATGCGATCTCCGCAGCGCGCAATAATCTTGCGCCGTTCGCGCCGGTCCCGGTAGTGCTCGGCACGCATAAAATGGTCCCGCCTTATGGCGCGACGCCTTACACCGAGGTCGCAGCCAATAATCAATATCTGCGCTTCGTCGTGATCTGGGGCTATGGGCCGGTCTCTGTCTCGCAGATCAAGATCGGCAACACGCCGATCGAGGATTATGAAGACGTCGAAACCGAGCACGATTTCGATGGCTCGGCCACCGAGCTCGATCTTTATCCGGCGGATGCTTCGCAAGAGGATCTGTCTCTCCTCCTGACGACCACTTACGACGAGCGCCGCACCGCAGCAAATACGACAGAGATCGGGGTGACGATCACCTTCGCATCCGGGCTTTACTCGATTAATAAAAAGGGCGCGCGGGTCAACGCCTCGGCGACGATCAAGGGGCAGTATAAGCTCGCAAGCTCCGGGACTTGGACCGATTGGTTCGAGACAACCTATACAGACGACACCGCGCAGCCGAAGCGCGTGGCAAAGCGCGTTCGCGGGCTCACTCAGGGAGAGTATGATGTCCGCATCAAACGGACATCGGCAGAGCAGGGCCTGACCAACGACAAGATCGTCGACCGCGCGTTCTGGACAGATCTCAGCTCGTTCAACACTCGGGCGGAGCCGGTGAAGCTCTCCGGCATTGCGAAAAGCGCGTTCCGGATCAAGGCGACCGACCAGCTCAACGGCGTCGTCGATCAGCTCAACGCGGTCGTCTCGCTCAAGATCCAGACGTGGAACGGGTCGGCATGGACGACGGCGACCAGTGCGACCTCGAACCCGGCCGCGATCTTCCGCTATGTCCTCAAGGGCGCGCCGAACAAGAAGCCCGTCGCGGCCGCGAACATCAACGACGCCGATCTTGGCGCGTGGTATGAGTTCTGCTCGACGAACGGGCTGGCCTTCGATCAGGTCATCGACTTCCAGCTCTCGGTCCGAGATCTCTTGCAAGACGTGGCAAACGCGGGCAAGGCGAGCCCGGCCTATGTCGACGACAAATGGACGGTCATCATCGAGAAGCCGCGAACGACCGTCGTTCAGCACTTCACGCCGCGCAATACTCGCAATTTCTCCGGGCGGATCATCTACAACGAGATCCCGGACGCGCTGCGGATCCGGTTCTTCAACAAGGATCGGGGCTATCGGGAGGACGAGCGCGTCGTCTATGACGACGGGTTCAATGCGAACAACGCGACGACCTTTCAGGTGATCGACCTTCCCGGGCAGACAGACCCGGACAACGTCTACAAGCTCGGGCGACACTATATCGCCTCGGCGCGCCTCCGGCCGGAGATCTTCACGTTTGAGGTGGACATCGAGCACCTCGTCGCGCTGCGCGGCGACTTGTGCAGGCTCACGCATGACGTGCCGGGGATCGGGCAGATGTCCGGGCGCGTCGTTTCTCGCTCGACGAACACGATCGTCCTTGACGAGCCGGTGACGCGCGAGGCGGGCAAGACCTACACGCTGCGCGTCCGAGAGACGACCACCGGAGACACGCTCGCGCTCACGGTCGCCGCATCTTCGACCACCGACACGAGCTCGACCGTCGTCGTGACGAGCGGGGGGACGTCGGTCAACCCCGGGGATCTCTATCAGTTCGGCGAGCAGAACATCGAGAGCCTCGAGGTCATCATCTCGGCGATCGAATATATCGATGATCTCGGCGCGCAAGTCACCTGCGTGCCCTACTCTCCCGAGATCTACAACTCGGCCACCTCGATCCCCGCCTATACGACCGTGCTTTCGGAGCCGATCTCGACGTCGTTCGTCGGACCACCCCGGCCTTCCATCACGAGTATTGTATCGGACGCGCGCGCCTTGCAGGTCACCTCGAGCGGCGCGGTCGTCCCGTCGATCTACCTCTATGTGCAGGCGGGCAAGACGGCAAAGAGCAACGACGGCACCGTCACGCGCACCGAGTTTTTCCAAGCGCGCTTTCGGCGATCGGGCTCGGATGACCCGTTCACCTATATGCCATATAGCCCGATCGATAGCCCTTATGTTCCGCTCTTTCCGGTCGAGAGTAATATCGAATATGATCTCGGCGTGCGTGCTATCGGGCCAGACCAAGCGTCGACGAGCGCCTTCGTAAACGTCGCGAACCACCAAGTCATCGGGGCATCGGCAAAACCTCCGGCCGTCGACACGTTTACGATCAACACGATCGGGGAGCATACTTATGTCCAGTGGACCTATCCCTCAATCCCGGTCGACGTGATCGGTTACGAGATCCGCTACTCTGCGGATCAAGACAATACAAACTGGTCTACGATGACCACGATCTCGAACAGTATCCCGAGAGACACGCGTTCGTTCACGGTCCCGAGCCGCTCGGGGTCTTACGCGATCAAGGCAATCGACGTCCTGCAAAACAGATCGAGCGCCGCAAAATATATCAACGCTTCGCTCGAGGATCCGGCCGCGCAAAACGTGATCGAAACGATCACAGAGAACCCGGCATGGTCTGGGACTATGACCTCGGTCCAAGTCTATGACGGCAATCTACAGCTCGAGAGCCAAAACTTTATGGCAGGATGGACGACGCTCGCCGCCGTCCAGTATATCGGTTTCACGGGCGATACGGGATATGCCGACGAGGGATATTATGAGTTCGGGGAGACGGATCTCACCGAGGTCTATAGTTCTCGGGTGACGTTCGACGCCGTCACCGCGACAGCGGGCGGCTTGTTTACGATGTCGACGTGGACGGCCCTGTCCGAGATCGCAACGATCGCTGGAACAGACAATGGAGACGACGTCTTCGTCGAGCTGCAAGTCAACTATTCGATCGTCGACAGCGCGACGCCGGTCTACCAAGGATGGCGGAGGTTCGTCGTCGGGGACTACACCGCGCGCCATATCAAGTTCCGCGTTTATATGAGCTCGCTCTCGTTGACCCTAAGCCCGACTGTGACCGCGTTGAGCGCGACGATCGATATGCCGGATCGCGTCGCCAAGGGGAACGACATCACCTCCGGCGCGGGCACATACTCGGTCGTCTTCTCGCCTAAGTTCAAGGAGGTGCGCTCGGTGACGATCGCCGCTCAGAACATGCAGACCGGCGATTATTACGAGATTTCGGGCAAGACGCGCTCGGGTTTCGATGTTATCTTCCGCAACAGCGCCGGAACCGCGGTAAGTCGGTCCTTCGACTATCAAGCGATCGGGTTCGGCAGAGAGAGGGGCACTTAAATGTCGCAATATGACTTCGGGACGATTGATCCGAACACCAAGAGCGGGACCGCGCTTGCGACCGATCTGAACTCATGGCGGAACGCGCTGCACTCGACCCACGGCGGCTCGAGCGCGCCCAGCTACATCACGGCCGGGATGCTTTGGGTCGATACCACGGCGGCGAACTACGAGCTCAAGATGTATGACGGCGCGCAATCGATCACCGTCGCGGTGATCGACGCGACGAACAACGTCGCGCGCGTCGCGGTCGACAGCGCGGAGACGAGCTACATCACCTCGACCACCGCAGGGCAGATCCAGCATGTGATCGCAAGCTCGGCTAAGATGACGGTCAATTCGACCGGCGTGGGGATTGGGACAACCAGCCCAGAGGCACCTCTACATGTTGTTGGCGGTGACGTTATTATTGAGGAGGCGAATGCTGGCGCGTCAGCAGGACCTCTTCTAATTCTGCGCCGCACATCAACAAGCCCTGCGGATGACGACAATCTTTCCTCAATCCAGTTTAACGGAGTGGATGATACACAGGCTGAAGTAACCTATGCCCGCATTATGGCTGTGGCTACGGATGTAACGGATGCCACCGAAGACGGCGCTCTGACTTTTTGGACAATTGCGGGTGGGGCCTTCGCAGAACGCGCCCGTATCGTCGGAGGTTCTATACTTGTCGCCAAAACTACAACTGGCGCATCGCAGGTGGGCATTGAAGCAAACAGCTCTGGGTTGTTTAGAGCCACACGGGACGGCGGTGAGTGCATTGAAATCAACCGACTGACCGATGATGGGACATTGGTTATCTTCCGTCAGGCTGGAAGCACGGAAGGCACTATTTCCGTCTCCGGCACGACTGTCAGCTACAACGGTGGTCACCTTTCCCGCTGGGCGCAATTCCCAGACAACTCGCGGCCTGAACTCCTCAAAGGCACGGTCATGTCAAACCTCAACCAGATGGCAGTATGGGACCAAGAAGACAATGAACAACTTAACTGCGTTCAGGTCAGCGCGGTCGAGGGTGATGCCAACGTGGCTGGGGTGTTCGTGGCTTGGGATAGCACCGACGATGGCTACAACGACATTCTGCTGGCCATGACGGGCGACATGGTGATCCGCATCGCAGGTGGCACTACGGTCCAGCGCGGTGATCTTCTGATGTCCGCAGGCGACGGCACGGCCAAACCCCAAGGCGACGACATCGTGCGCTCCAAGACCATCGCTAAAGTTACCTCAACGCATGTGTCTCACACCTACGCTGACGGCTCCTACGCTGTCCCGTGCGTGTTGATGGCCTGCTGATATGACCCCCGAGATGCTCTGGAGCCTTGGTCTTAGCGCAGCACTCGGCCTGATCGGCTGGGTGCTGAAGAACCACGTCGAGGAAGTGAAGCGGCTGCAGATCCTCCTCAACAGGACGCGCGAGGAGGTGGCGCGGGACTATGTGACCCGGGCCGATATGCACGCCGACATCAACCGCGTCCTCACGCGGCTCGACAATCTCGACAAGAAGATCGACGAGCTGATGCGGAGCTTGGCAAAATGAGGCTCGCGGTCCTTCTCTTGGTCGCGGGATGCGGGCCGGTCACGGTCTCGTCCGTGGCCTACACGACGGCTTGTCCGAAGGGGGATCGCCAATGCGAGATCCGGCAGAACGCCGAGACGCTCTACTACATGAGCCAAGAGGACGCGGCGAACGCGCTTCTCTGCTCCGGCGATACGCGCGACGTTATGGGGGCGCTCTGCTCGGTCTACTGATGGCCTTGCCGGTGGCTGCGCAGGTCACCGGCGACCTCAACACGAACAGCGGCAACAACGACAGCACGATCGGCTCGAACAACAACGAGACAACGACGAACTATAACGGCGCGGGGAGCGCGCCGTTCTCACAGCCCGTGCCGACGGCCGCAGCTCCGACGGTCATGGGAGGCGGCGGCAATGATAGCTGCTTGATCCCGGTGCAGAACGCTTTCCAGATCTCGATCTTCGGGCGCGCCGAGGGGCGCATGGAGCAGGATCCAGAATGTAACCGGCGCAAGGACGCGCGGCTCCTCGGCACGCCGCAGGAGACCGGCGGGCTCGGTCTACAGGTCTCGGGGATCTCGATCATGTGCGACAGCCCGGCGGTCTTCCGCGCGATGGCGCTCGCGAGCACGCCGTGCCCGATCTACTCGATCGAGACCGGCAAGCTCCTCACCGGGAGAGACGCTTATATGGCCATGCGTTCCCAGCCCTCGATTTATGTGGTAGGATACGGGCGCGACCCGGCCTTCTGGGACGCGTTCCTTATGATGGGCGAGGAGCTCCCAGATGTCCTACCTCAAGAGAATAGCGGTCCTCTTTTGTCTGAACGCTTCCGCCGTTCACGCAGATCCGACGATGACGGCGCTACAGGGATCAGCGCAGACAATCCTTGATCAGCTCTCCGCGTCGCAGGATCTGACCGCAGGCGCGGTCTACAGCGCCGGTCAGGGCGACATCCTCGCGCCCGGCGTGATGCAGGACGCCGCGATCACAGAGCAGATGCGGACGGCCTATAACGCCGACATTCAGGCCGTCATCGACGCGACCTACTACGACGCGCAGATGCTGTTCGAGGATCAGCACGATCAGGCGATGGCGAACCTCGACACGGCCGTCGACAACCTCGTCGCCGCGACGCTCGTCCTCATGGAGGTGCAAGCGGTCGCGAACATGGCCGCGAACGCCGATACCGTGCAAGAGCAGCTCGCCTTCCAGACCGTGCTCTCGAGCAACGACATGACGATCAGCGCGGGCGATGTCAGTTCCTACAACTCGGCCCTCGGTGCGGTGCAGACCTACGCGCGGGACGCGGGCGCGTTCCTCGCTGCATCGCGGAACATCTCGCTCACCGATCAGACGAACGCCTTCGCGGCCAACGCTGGGACGAGCCTCTACGGCGCGAACGTGGCTTACAACGCGACGGCCGACATCATCAACATCTCGGCCGGATCCGCGTTCGGGATCGGCTTCCAAGGCTTCCTCTCGTCGAACGTCGTGACGCTCGAGGAGGTCTACGCCGCCGGGTATGGCTCGTGACCGAGGAGCCCGAAGCCAACGGCCTGCGGATAGCAGGGATCGACGTCAAGGGCTGGTGGCTCGCCGCCGCCCTTCCCGCGCTCTCTGGGATCAGCGGCGCGGTTTATGTCGGCTATGACACGGTCAATCGGTTCTGGGCCGTCGAGGAGAGCGTCGAGGGCGTGCTGGGCGTCGAGAGCCGCGTCCAGACCCTCGAGCAGGCGATCCAAGACAACGACGTGCGCGGGCTCGCGCCGAAGCTCTCCGCGATCAGCACGCAGATGGGCACGATCCTCGAGCAGCAAAAGGAGCTCCTCGAGCTCCGCTCGCTGGTCGAGAAGTCGGACGCGGTGACGAGCGGTCTTGCGGGCAAGCTCGAGAAGTATGACGCGGAGATCGAGGATCTCTGGAAGGCAATGGACGATTTAGTAAGGAACCCCATGCGATGATCGAGAAACTAGTTTGGGCGGCGTTCATCGCCGCGATCGCCGGGATCTTCTACCTGTCCGGGGACGGCTTCTACCGATATCCCTGCATGGATCCGGCGAATATCGAGACGCCGCAATGCCAACCGCCGATCTGCTCGGCAACCCGGACGTGCCCGTCCGATCTCACAGGAGGCTCAAGCTATGTCACGCAATAAGAACGACCCGGAAATGCTCGAGGCGCGCTTGCGCTATTTTATCGGCTGCTCGCTGGTCGTGATCCTCGGGGGCACGATCTTCGCGGTGCTCTACTCGCTGGTCTTCATCACGCAGCCGCTCGAGGTCTCGCCGAACGACCAGAAATTCTTTGAGCTCCTCACCCCGCTCGCCTCGTTCATCGTCGGCGCGCTTGGCGGCGTGATGGCCGCAGGCAACAACCGCAGCAAAGGCGGCAACGATGACGAGCCGCCAAGACAGGAGATGCAAGAATGATCGGGATGAAGCTGGTCGGCGCGCTCGTCGGGCGCAAGGTGAAAGAGAAGGCGGTCGAGGCCGTCCTCGATAAGGTGGATCTGCCAGCTCCGATCGAGAAGGCGATCGAGGCGTCCGTCACCGGCTCCCCTTTGGGGATGCTGGGCAAGCTCGGGAAGGTCTTAAAGAAATGATGCTCCGGGTCGCAGCCGCGCTCGTCGTCCTCGCGGCTCCCGCGCTCGCGGAGCAATACAAGATCATCCGCGTGATCGACGGCGACACCGTCGAGATCGCGGTCGACTTCTTGCCGGATCCGCTCCCGCCGAAGCTCTCGATCCGCGTCCTCGGGATCGACACGCCGGAGAAGGCACCGCGCGCTCAGTGCGAGGCGGAGGCCAAGAAAGCGGCGGAGGCGAGCGCGTTCACCAAGAGCGCGGTCGCGGTGGCGCAGAGCGTCGAGATCCAGATCAAGAGCTGGGACAAATATGGCGGGCGCGTCCTCGGGCACGTCCTCCTTGACGGGCACAGCCTGTCCGAGATGCTGATCGGCGCGGGCCTCGCCCGGCCTTACAAAGGCGAGGCCAAGACCTCGTGGTGCGAATAGGAGATAGAGAATGAGCCTGCTAACCGAAGCCCAGCTTGCGGCGATGATCCCGACGAACAAGGAGATCCCCGGCTGGTGCGCCGCGCTGAACGAGATGCTCCCGAAGTATGAGATCACGACTGACCGGCGGATCTCCGGGTTCGTGGCCCAGTGCGCGCACGAGAGCGCGGACTTCAAACTCCTCGAGGAGAACCTGAACTATCGAGAGGCGACGCTCCTCAAGGTCTTCCCGCGCTATTTCGGGCCGGGCAAGCAGAGCGCGGCCGAGTATGCGGGCAAGCCCGAGAAGATCGCGAACTATGTCTACATGGACAAGCACCGTTCGGCCGGTGGCGCGCTCGGCAATGTGAACGAGGGCGATGGATGGCTGTTCCGGGGCAAAGGGCTCAAGCAGGTCACCGGCCGGGCAAATCACGCGGCCTTTGGCAAGACGATCGGCATGACCGCAGAGCAGGCGGCAGAATATCTCCTCACCAAGAAGGGCGCGCTCGAGAGCGCGCTCTGGTTCTGGGGATCTCGGAACCTGAACGCGGTCGCGGACACCGGCGACGTCGTGAAGCTGACCAAGATCATCAACGGGGGCGACATCGGCCTCGCCGATCGCCAAGCACGCTATGCGAAGGCGATGGCGGTCCTCGGGGGTAAGGTCGACGCTCCCGCGCCGACTTCGGCCTCTGCGGCCGCTCCTGCGGCGTCTGCGACGCTCCGCGTCGGATCGAAGGGGGATCTGGTGCAGCGCGTGCAGAAGGCGCTCGGGATCGCTGCGGACGGGGACTTCGGTCCCGGCACCGAGCGCGCAGTCAAGGCGTGGCAACAGGCGAACGGCTTGATAGCGGACGGGATCGTCGGCCCGAAGACGCTCGCGAAGCTGATCGGCTAACGATGAAGGCTCCCGGGGTCTCCCCGGGAGCCGGACCAGCCTCACGAGCTGGTGGTCTCTTGCAGCATCTCGGCCAGCGCGCGGATCTGGTCCGCCTTGGCCTTCGGGACGACCACCTCGACCCGGATCATGCCTCGAGCCTCGAGCTCGGCGCGCTCTGCGCGCTTGCGCTCTCGGTCCCTGCGGCGGCGCTCTTGGATCTTGTCCATCACCGCACCTCGTGGATCAGACCCGCGCAGGCGTCGATCAAGTCGTCGGAGAGCGCCGGGTGACGCTGGATCAGGTCGTCGAAGGTCGAGGTGATCTTGGCCTCGACGATCGCGAGCTCGGCGTCGGACATGCCACCGGAACGCGCGTCCTTGGCCTCTTGGTGCGCCTCGTCGATCCGCGCCTCTGCATCGTCGAGGATGTGGCGGATGTAGTCGATCAGCGAGCCCAGATCGTGCGCCTCGAGGATCCCGCGATCGCGGATGTCCTCGAGCAGCGCGTCGCGCTCGGCGGGCGACCCGTAAAGCGCGGGCAGGTGATAGATCAGCGGGACGATCTTCATGGCAGCACCACCAGACCGACATAGGTGATCGCGAAGATGGCGACCGCGCCGAGCGCGGCCTCGATGATGTCGCGCGCCGTGGCGCGCCGGAAGATTTCTTTCAGCATGGTCTCAGGCTCCTTTTTTCGCGCACTCCGGCCCAATGCCGGAGATGATGCTTTCGGGGGTGGTCAACTTGCGGCCGCAGGCGCAGCAGCGGCCCTCGTGGAAGATCGAGAGCTGCTCGGGGATCCGAGCGCCGGAGAGCTGCGCGAGCGTCCACGAGAGCGCCTTGAAGCTCTTGGCACCGGGCAGGCCCTTAGATCCGGCGATCAACGTCCCGCGATCGGCGCGGGGGATGAACCCGAGGTATTGATAATCCGTCTCGTTGCTCGGACCGGAGAGGACCGAGACGAAGAAGGGCGAGGTCTCGTCCTTCTGGCGGATCTTGTAGGTAAAGCGCGTGCTGGTCTTCTCGCTGCGAAGCGTGAAGATCGCGTTTCCGCCGAACATGAAGCGGAGAGCGTCGTTCGCGCTCTCGAGCGCGCCGGGGACGCGCTCGGGGATCTGGGTGGGCTCGAAGTGCTCGATCATGGCCGGGCTCTTCACGCTGCGCGCTTCTGGGGCAGAACGCAGTAGGCGTCGACCTCGGCGTCCCAGCGCACCGGCGCGCAGACGCTGGTCGGGCCTTGCCAGAAGCGGCGGTCGACGGTCGCGATGACGCCGAGCGACTTGTCGGCGCGGGCCAAAAAGCGCGCTTTGACAGCAGCGGCCAGCCCGCGCGCCTCGGCCTCGGTCTTGAAGCGCGCGACGTGAACGGCGCGCTCGAACATGTCCTCCATCATGGGGCGGAAGGTAATCGTCACCGAATAGGTCCAATCGGCGTTGCGCTGGATGTCGATCCCGAAGTCTTTCATGGCAGGTCTCCTTGGTTGGTGGGGGTCGTGGACCTTGATATAGGACCGGTCCTCGAGGAGTTCAAGGACCGGTCGCAAAATAATTTAGCCGAGATCCGCCCAGTTCGGGCCGACGCCGCCCTCGATCAGATTGTCCGTCGGCGCGCCGGGGAAGAAGTCGAGGTATGCTTGGGTCATGTCCTCGGCCATTGCCTGCTTGACGATCTCGGCCTGATCCTCGAGCGCCTCGTCGATCAGCGCGTCGTGGATCGTCGCGAGGAGCCGCGTGCGATCGCGGTCGAGCTCGCCGGATCCGCGCAGGCGGTCGAGCGTCGCCTTGTGCCGAGTGATCGCGCGCGCCATGACCGAGAGCGCGGCGCGCTGGACAGGATAGTTCGCGCACTTCGGGAGATCCGCGTTCTTCTTGCCCAGATAGATCGTCCCGCCGTCGTTCATGGTCAGGAAGCCCGTGCTCTGGGCCTCCTCCTGCATGAGGAAGCGATACGCGAAGGCGCGCGGATACCGAGCCGCCCAAAAATCGATGTAGCTCTGGGCCTTCTCGAGCGTCGTCCGCATCGTGATCGATAGGCCACCGGCCGCGCTCCCGTAAATGATCCCGAACGAGACCCCCTTCGCCGCGCTGCGCGCCGTCTTTCCCTCGGGGGTCTTCTTGTCGATCTTGTGCCCAGCGATCACGGCCGCGACCTCCGAATGGACGTCACCGAAGACGACGTCGTGCAGGAGCTGGTCGTCGCCGGACAGGAGCGCGAGCACGCGCATCTCGATCGCCGAATAGTCGTATGAGACGAGGAGAGACCCGGGCGGCGCGATGAAGCTCTTGCGGACGCGGGTCTGGTCGTCGTCGGACGCGAACAGCTTCTTATCGCGGGGCACTTGTTGCAGGTTCGGACCGGAGCTCGAGAAGCGACAGGTCCGCGCAGCTCCGACGTTGAAGCGCGCCCGGACCCGGCCGTCGGCCGATCGAGCGGCCGTGTCGATCACGGTCTGGCCGAAGCTCGAGATATATTTCTGGATCTTGCGATAGCGCGACAGCGCGTCGAGCGCGGTCTCGATCGGCGTCCCGGGAAAGAGCCCGGCCATTTTCGCGAGCGCCTCGCCGGAGATCTCGAGCTGGTTCGTCTTCTCGGTCTTCGGCCAGACCGAGAGCACGCGATCCGGGAAGATCCGCGAGAAGAAATCCGAGAACTGGGGGTTCGAGTTCAGGTTCGCGACGTCCTCCTCGGGGATCAGGCTGCGGACTTGCGTCGCGAGCTCGTCCCGGATCTCCTCCCAGCGCCGCACCAGATCCCGGTGGGCGCGTCGGTCGAGCAGCATCCCGGCCTCCTCCATCTCGATTACGCCGAGCGTCATGTCGTCGAGGAGCTGCGCGGCGCGATCGTGCGCGGCCGTCGTCTTGCCGGTCCAATGCTGGTAAAGATCGAAGGTGACGTCGGCGTCCTTGATCGCATACTCGAGCTGCGCGTCGGTCAGTTCGGGCGCGGCCCAGTTCGACACCTGCTCGGTCTTCTCGAGCACCTTCTCGAGATCCCAGAGCACCATGTCGGCGAGCGAGAAGCGTCCGCCCCCCATGCGAGCGCGCCGCAGATGTCCGACGTCGATGATGTCGGGCGCGGCACCGGCAGCGAGGAACCAGCGCATCTCGAAGCCCGAATTGAAGACGACCCACGGGCCGAGCCCGAGGAACAGACCCGCGCAGGCGGCAAACCCGCCGGGGATCTGGTCGAAGTCGACGACGCAGCGCAGCTCGTCATTGCGGAGCTGCGCGAGCCGAACGCGGCCGTCGATCGGTCGGAGGGAGGTCGTCTCGAAGTCGAGCGCGGTCGGCTTCGTGCACAGCGCGAGAGCGCGCCGCAGAGCGGCTTTGTCGAGGATCAGGTCGTAGGTCATGGGGCAGGTCCAAATAAGGGCAGAGGGCGCGCAGAACGCGCCCCCTGCGATGCTTTAGCGGCGAGCGCGGGTGGCGGGCTTCGGAGCGTCACCATAGACCAGCTCGTCGAGCGTGATCGAGCCCCCAAGGAACGCCTCGATCTCGGCGCGCTCGGACCAGCCTTGGATCACGAACTTCGGCTTATAGTTCGTCGCGCCTTGCGCGGTGAACTGTTCGGCCGAGAACCCGAAGACCGGGATCGAGGGCGCGCCGGAGGTCATGCGGCGGACGATCTCGTTCAGGAGATCGGTGATCGCATTGCGCCCGGAGACCGAGTTCGTGACGAACTTGACGTTCGCCTTCGCGCCGTCGGTCGAGATGCAGCCGAAGCCCAGAGCGCGATGCCAGCCTTCGCCGGTCTTCGTGTTGTAGGGCGCGTGATCGGGCAGATCGACCTCGGCCACGGCCGCGCGCTTGTTGAAGATCGACCACTCGACGCGATCGACGGGCTTCGTGTTCTTCCAGCAGATCCAGCCCTCGATCACCGACTTCGGCTCGAGGATAAAGAGCTGGTCGTCCGAGAGGTCGTCGCGGTCGCGGCCGAGCTGATACGCGCCGGACTTTCCGGAGAAGGCGAGATACTGGACATTGAGCCCGGTCCCGGTGCGCTGCTCGTCGGTGGTCTCCGAGAGCGCCGCGATCATCTGGTCGTCCGAGAGCTCGGGCAGGGTGGCGTCGGCGAGGTAAGAGGTCAAAGAGGTCGTCATTTTTGTGCTCCTATGTTGGCACGTTGCTACATGCTCGCGATCAGGTCGCGAGCGCCTTCACGGTCAACCGTTCCGACGGAAGACCGATCTTCTTGAAGGGCGCGAGATCGATCCCGGCCTTCTCCATTGCCTTCTGATCGAGGCTCGACCGTCCCGCGACGGAAGTCAACTCGACCTCGATGTCGCCGACGACGGTCGACGAGGTGTTGCGCTTGCGGAGCTCGACCTTGATGTCCTCGGCGAGCGCCGCCTTCTCGTCCGAGAGCGCGTCCTGCTCCTCGACGATGTCGATGTATCGCCGCACGGCGATGTCGAGCGCGGATCCCCGGTTCGAGCGCGTGAAGCTCTTGGCCTCGGTCATGTCGACGCCGCATTGCTCGGCGAACGGGCAGGTCTTGCACGCGCCGCTCGTGCGACCTTCGCGATCGAGCTTGTCGACGTTCCGGGTTCGCAGGACGAGCCGAGCGCGCGCCGCCATGTCCTCGAGGATCCCCGGGTTCCGGGCGATCGGGAAGACGTCGAGCTGGTTATAGTTCGAGGCGTCCATGTAAAGGATCAACCCGCTCTCGATGTCGAGCCCGCGCTGCTTGCGGAGGAGCTCCATCCCGAGCTGGATCTGCACGAGGTGCTCGCGGCGCGGCAGGTTCGCGCGGTTCGTGCGCGGATCGATCGTCTTGATCTCGAGCGAGACGTGCGCGCCGGAGGCGTTATAGATCACGCCGTCGGGCGTCGCCGAGATCATAAGCTCGTCGTCCGCGACGCTGGTCTGGTCGTCACCGGCGAACATGAGCTCGAGGCCGGACGCGCGCAGCGCCTCGACGACATACTTCTCGCCGTTGGTCCCGCGCCGGGCGAAGCCCCAATCCTGCGCGGGCTCGATCTCGGCGCGCTTGGCGAACCACTGGCGGCGGATGCAGGACAGCGCCTCGGAGGCGTTGAGGTATTTCGAGCGGTCGACCGACCAGCTCTTGCGGGCGTCGATCGCGTCGGCACCGGCGAGGACGGCGCGCTTAAGGTCTTCTGGGGTCATGGCAGGTCTCCTTGATGCGGTTTATCGTAGGTAGGTTCTGGCGGGCAAGATAGAGGATAAGCTCGAGCTGATCTTGCGTCACCCAGAGCCCTTTGGGCACTTTCACGAAGCCCGCCCTTCGCAGGGCGAGCGACGCCTCGGTCGCAGATCTCAGATCGCCGAAGTTTTCGATCATTTGCGGCCTCGTTCCCATGCGAGCCGCGAGAGGCGGTTCGCGAGCGCGTCGAGATCTGCGGGCATCATCTGGCGGTTATCCAAGACCGCCGTGTAAACCGCGTCCGCAAACCGCTTAGGCGGGAGCAGGCTCGCGCCTGCGAGGATCGCGCCGACCGCCTCCGACTGAACGTCGCGCTTCGGCAGCGCCGCTTGTTTCCTGTTCCAGAACATCACCATTTCCCCCACCGGCAAAGCGCCTTGAATGATTTGTCGTAAGACTTCTCGAGCCGCGCGACGTCCTCGATCAGATCGGTGATGTCGACACCCCGCGCCGCGAGCCGCTCCTGAACCTCGACGAGCGAGGCGCGATAAGATTGCAGCGCGTGCAGCACGGTCCGCGTATCCGCCGCTCTCAGTTGGATCGCCATTTGCGAGCCTCCTCTGCGGTCTTGACGTCCCGGACGTCGGCTGCGGCGAGCTCGAGCATCTGGGCCAAGGTGTCGAACCCGATCCCGTGGATCCGGCAGTAGGTCAACGCCATCGACAAGATCAGCGGCAGCGCCGCGCGCGGATCCGGGACGCGCTGAACGACGACCGTCAAGAGAAAGGCGACCAGCTCGTCGTGATCGAAGGTCTTCGGAACGGCGTCGATCGCGGCCGCGACGGCGAAGGCGTCGGATCTTTTGCGTGGGTCTTTCATGCCTTGGCCTCCGAGAACGTGACGCGCTTGAGCCAAACATAGATCGCGGAGGGCGACACATTGTGCAGCTCGGCCGCAGCTTTGACGCCGAGGAACGCCGCATCGCGCAGCACCCGCAGGCGGAACTCGTCGGTAAGCCCGTAGGCGGGGTGAATAGGCTTGGCGGTCATCATTTGCTCCCTGCGTTGAGGATCTGGTGCTGGCGCGCCTTCTCCTTGCTGATCTTGTGGATCGCCTCGTCGATCTTGGTCTCGGTCTCGAGCGTGTCGACGTGGACGTGCTGCGACTGTCCCATGCGGTGCAGCCGGGCATAGAACTGATCCATCATCGCCGGGGACCAATCCTCCTCGACGACGATGATCGAGCTCCCGCCCTTTTGCAGGTTCAAGGAGACCCCCATCGCGCCGATCTGGCCGACGAGGACGTCGATCGCGCGGTCATTGAACGCCGCCTCGACCGCAGCCTTGCGCGGGAGAGAGGTCCGGCCGTCGAGCGCCTCGACGCGCAGCCCGCGCTTGCGGAGCGCGGCGACGAGCCCGTCGATGACCTCGATGTGCCAAGCACCGACCAGCACCGCGCCCGACGTGTCCTCGACGCGCTCGGCGATCACGGCCGCAGCCTCCGGCACCTTCCCGAGCCCGATCATCCGGCGCATCGTCGCGAGCGCCGGATCCTTCGAGGCGAGCTTCTCCTCGACTTGCGCGCGGGTCAACGAGCGCAGATCCGAGAGCGCGGCGTTCAGCTCGGGAGAGGACGCGAGCCCGATCGTATAGCGGTTCTGCGTGATCGGCGGCATAGCGGCCCAGACGTCGGCCAGCTCGCGCCGGACAGCGACCCGGCCCTCGCCTTGATACATGATCTCGGCGAGCTCGCTCGTGTTGCGCGAGCCGACGGTCATCATCGTCGGGAAGCGCGCGCCTGCAAATTTCTTTTGCTGGCGGACGGTATAGCGGAGCTGGAACTTCTCGATCGACAGCCCACCGAGCTTGTCGCGCATCACGTCGGGAGCGGCGCGGAACAGGAACGGGATGAGGTCGTCGTTCCACCGGGTCGCAGGCGTGCCGGTCAAGAGCCAAGCGTGCGCGAAGGTCGAGCAGATCCCGCCGGAGCCGAGGATCGCCTTCGTGCGCTTGGCGCTCGTGCTCTTGAGCGCGTGGCTCTCGTCGCAGATCAGCACCTTCGACGCGCCCGAGATCTGCTTGAGCTCGGCAGCGCGCTTGGTGGCGATCTCGTAGGACATCACGAGGATCCGCGCGGCCGGGTCGATCTTGGTCGCGCCGGTCTTCACGATCTGGGCGGTCGCGCCGAGGTGATCCTCGGCCTCGCGAGCCCACATACGGAGCGCGATCGGGGGAGCGACGACGACCAGCGGATCCGCAGAGACGAGGCGCGCGGCCTCGAGGGCGGTCCGGGTCTTGCCGGATCCCATGCCGCTAAAGCACCCGGCGAAGGCGCGGGAGGCGAGGAACGCGGCGTCCTCGATCTGGTGGGGGAGTAGTTTCATGGCAGGTCTTCCTTACGTTGCTACATGGGCCGCTTGCGGTCCGGTCCTAAGTCATAGGCGAAGGCGAGGGGGGCGGTCAACCCCCCTCGAAGATCAGACGGTCTGACCGCCGTGACCCCAGCTCGAGAGCCGGATCCGCGAGGCGTCGACCTCGGTCTTGACGATCTCGATGCGGCGACCGGCGTTCACGGCGATCGCCTCCGCGTCCCAGTGGGCGATCAGGGCGTCGACCGACGCAAACCCGCGCTGCTTGGCGAGCCCGGCCCAATAACGGCGCATCGCCGGGTTTTTGCGGTCTCTCACGGAGACGCTTTTCCAGAGCTTCGCGCTCGCGCCCTTGGCGGCGTTGACGGGGTCGGCGCTGAACCCAAAGTTCTCAATCTTCCCGTCGGCGATGCGGATCACCGCCCAAGCGAAGGAATAGAGATTGTCGGTGTTGCGGGTTATGGTCTCGCCGGTCGAGAAGGTGGCGCTGAACTTGAACCGAGTTTGCATGGCAGGTCTCCGAGGTTGCGTTGTCGTCTCCGCAAGATATAGGACCGGTCCTCGAGGAGTTCAAGACCGGTCCGAGAAAAAAGATCACCCGCCGGAGCGGGTGAAGGTGATGACAGGCAGATAACCCATGAAGGCTTGCGGCGATCGCGGTCCCGGGTTTATGGTGCGGACCTGCCAAGGACACACCAATAAGGGCAAGAGCATGGGCCAAAGAACTGACCAGACACAACTCCTAGCGGACGCGATCGCCGCCTCCACTAAATATCCTATTTTCTGGGTCAATGTCTATACCGATCCGGAAGGAACGAAGCACAAGATCCCCGCGCTAAACCGCGACATCTGCGCGGCGCACGGCTGGGGATCCGGATCCGGGGACGACTTCAAGGCCGGGTTCTATGCGGCGACGCAGGACCGGGCGACGATCGAGGCGATGATGAAGGCCGCAGGCGACAGGGCGAGCGCGATCGGCGTCGCCACCGGCGCGGCCGGGCTCGTCGTGATCGACGACGACCGCGCCAAGAAAGAAGATCCGATCGCCGAGGCGTTCTTCGTCCGGCACGCGACAGAGCTGGCCGAGGCCAGGATCCACCGCACGACAAGCGGCGGGAAACATTACATTTTCGCGGCGTCCGATCAGAATATAGTCTCGTCGCGCAAGTCGGCGGACGCGATCGACATCCGGGGCGCGAGCGGCTTCGTCGTCTGGCCTCCCTCGCTGGGCTATAGCGTCGAGCACGACGTCGATCCTCCGCAGATGTCGCGCGCGCTGCTCGCGGATCTCCTGCGGATGCAGACAGCCTATAGGGCGAGCGGCGCGGCCGACGCAGGCGCGGATCTGTCCGGCGTCGACGTTGAGGAGCTCGAGAAGCGGATCCGGACCGGGGCTGACTTTCACTACACGACGCTCGAGATCACGAAGCGGTGGGCTCTGGCCGGGATGGAGCAGGACGAGGCGCTCGCGCGGCTCTTGGCGCTCTACGACGAGGCGCGCCCGACAAGCGGCGCGCAGCTCGGCCGGTGGCAGAAGGCGCGCAAGGACGCGGAGCGCGCGCTCGATGGCGCTCTGCGGCGCTTCAAGCCCAGAGACGAGCGCGCAGCCCTCGACGCGCTCGCGCAGCTCCTCGGGGTCGAGGACGACCCGGAGATCCCGGTCGAGGATCCCGGACCGGTCGAGGATCCGGTGCACGGGCACGTCCCGCGTCCGCTCGATCAGTATGAGCCGCGCCGGTGGCTGCTCGGGAACATCCTGATCCGGCAGTTCGTGACCGTGCTCGCCGGATCCGGTGGCGGCGGGAAGACGTCGCTCGCGATCGGCTGGGCGCTCTCGCTGGCCTCCGGCAAGCCGGTGATGGGCGAGCGCGTCGGGAAGCCGCGCCGCGTGCTGATCTGGTCGGAGGATCCGCCGGAGGAGCTCGCGAAGCGCGTCGATGCTGCGATGCAGATCCACGGGCTCACGCGCGCCGACATCGAGGACCGGCTGATCGTCGTCTCGATCGACGAGCTCAAGATCACGATCGCGCGCTTCTCGCAGGAGCTGCGCGAGGTCATCGCGGTCGACCTCCCCGCGCTCAAGAAGATCATCCTCTCGAACAGGCTCGACGTGGTGATGCTAGACCCGATCGCCGAGCTTCACGAGCTAGAGGAGAACGATAACGTCCAGATGGCGAAGCTCATGGGCATGATGCGGTCGGTGGCGCGCGAGACCAAGGCGGCGATCCTGCTCTTGCATCACGCCTCGAAGGCGTCGGTCGATGCGGGCAAAAAGAGCGCGGCGACCGCGACGCGCGGCGCAGGCGCGATCGTCAACTCGGCGCGCGTCTCGATGGTGCTCAACGAGATGACCGCGAAGGACGCCGAGGATCTCGGGATCCGCGAGGACGAGCGGCCGCTCTATGGCGAGCTCAC